ATAGCAGTAGTACCAAGTATTCCTAAGTCAGTAACTACTGCACTAGTACCTAATAATCCCATTGCAGTTACGTTAGCAGACGTTCCTAGCAATCCCATTGCTGTAACATTAGCACTTGTTGCTAATAAATTCATGTCTGTAACAATATCACTCGTAGCCAGTGTATTAAGATCTGTAATTATATCGCTTGTTGCAAGCGTTGCCATGTTTGTAACATTATCAGACGTAGCCAATATACCCATGTCTGTTATAACAGCACTTGCAGCCAAGGCAGAAATATTTGAGTTTGCACCAGCGACAGTATTTATATTAGTTTGCTCTGAGCTTGTTGGCTTTATATCTTCCCAGGCAGATCCATTGTAAACTTTTAGACCAGACCCATCTGTTTTAAAATACAGATCTCCAGCATCTAAGTTTGATGATGGATCAGAACCAGAAGCACCATGATATTGTCTTTGGAATGTTGTGAGGGTTGTTGCTGCATTTGTTGCACTTGTTGCAGCTTCACCAGCTTTTGTGGTTGCTGTACCAGCACTTGTTGATGCTTCACCAGCTTTTGTTGTCGCAGTTGTTGCAGACGTTGCTGCTGAAACAGCGTCTACTAATAAAGCAAAATGGTCTGTATCTGTTAGTGTGTCTCCAATAGCAGAGTTTGCCACACATATATATATATTGTTAAGTTGTGCTGTAGTTGTGGCTTTGACTATGTCTCTTTGCACAAATGCTGCCGTAGTAGTTGTTGCACTATTACCCTTAAATGTACCTAATTCTTGTGTAACTGATAACTCACCACTACTATCAAATGCTAATATCTTACTAGCTCTATTTGCTGCTGACGTTGTAAATTCTGTAGATGTCATAGTGTTAGTTCTTGACAACTTAATACTTCTATCTACTTCTTCTTGCATTTGTTGGTTAATAAATGTCAGCCTATCTAAGGCATCTTCATGTGTAGCTGCTGGGAAAGGATCGTTTGCAACATAGTCTGTAGCTTGTGTTATAGCCATGTTACGTCTTATAACAACAGTAATACCACTAGCAGGAGCCGTGCCAAACACAACATTACCACCATTTGCATTACCTGCATTAGTTACTGAGTAATGGGTCGTAAGTGATTGTACTGTTTCTACACCAGTAGATGCTCTAAGAATTACAGTTAAATCTGCGTCAGCGAATATCTTGAAGCCATAGGCAAATGTTGTGGTACTGCCGTTGCCACTATAACTGTTCTTTGTGGTTGTGCTACTAACTGTCATAATAAGTCTCCAATAGCAGAAAATGAAATACAAGTCCACTTTCTCGTTAATAATATCGTATTTTGTAAATTAATCAAATTCATTTTAATCATCATCTTTTGTTAAATCTAATGCAGTTTTTGCTAAGTCTATCATTATTAAATAGGTTTGATCTATTAATTGTCTTTTGTCATCAGGGTTTATTTCTCTGCTTTGATAAATTTTTCTTACAAAACTAGCTTGCTTAGACAAGGCTTCTTTAAAAGCAAGCAAAGGTATCTTGTCTAATTTTGCTTGACCATATAACTCTAAAGCTCTTTCGTATAAACCTTCTTTTATAAGTTTGTTTGCTGTAGATAACTCTTGCTCAATTTTTTCATATTCTTTGTAAAACTTAGATATAAATTCAGAGCCACCTGAAGGATTTCTAACAACAAATGCTTGAATTACAGGAACGTCTGATAATGTGTCAGAAGGTTTAATAGGATCAGGTGCTAATCCACTTTTTATAATAGACTTATCTATTACTTTAAGTGCGTAATTTCCTAAAGTTCCTGTCCAAGCATTTATTACATTATCTATTTTTGCTGGACTCGAAAAATTACCAAATCCTAACTCCCTCATAGCTTTACCTAGTAATTTAGATGTTTCGCTTGTGTATTCATTATACTGAAACTCAGGTAATAGTTTTTCCATACCTCTACTTACTATTGGTCTATCTGTAAAAAAACTTTTGTTGACTGAGTTTTCTATAAATGGTCTTAAAAAATCAGGCATGGGACCTAAACCTGAAATAATATCAGAGCCAAAGTCTTTCATAAAATCTTTCATCATGTCAAAGTTTTTGTCTTGTGAAACAGCGAAGTCTAACATTTTTTCTGTACCTGTTCCGAACAGCAAGCCTAGCTCAAACGGCTTTGGGATTCGCCAAACAGTGTAGTCATCAGGATTTTCTATATCACCTTCACCAGTTATAAATATCCAAAATAAATCTTTTTGCCAAGCTGGTAATGCTTTGTATCTTTCGTCATCATGGTTTTTCATCCATAACAATATACTAGGAAGCATTATATAACTAAATACCTTTGCCGAAGTTTGTATAGGTCTTTTTGTAAAAGCATCTGATATTTTAGCATATCCCTGTAACCTTGCATTAAAAAATGCTGAGATCATATTCCATGCTTGGATTGTTGTACCCATTTTAGCAAAGTCAATAGTAATGTCACGACTTTGAAAGCCTGATTGTTCTATAATATCTCTATCAGTTAAATCTTTACGTTTTTTTAGTTTATTAAAAGATAATTTAAAATCACCAATACGACTTGAGCTTTCAAAAAATTCAGACGCTATTCTTAACATCTCAATACTATTTTTAGGATTAATTAAATTGTGTACCTTACCTCTGTTAAGATACTGTTGTATATCTTTGTTAAAATAGTTTCTGTCAAAACTAACAAACATAGATTGCATAGCACCAGACTTAACCCAATCTTGATACAGTTTGTTTGATTTTTTTAAATGTCCAAAACCCATCATACTATGATAAAATGGAATAAAATTATTTTTACTAAATATAGCTGCTGAGAGGGTGTCTCTTGCAAAGTTTCTTACAAAAAAGTCAGGAGCTAATGTTGCACCTGCTCTTAGTAATCTTGCTGGAGCACCAAGAAAACGTAATAACATCAAAGATTGGAAACGATTCATACCATTAAAAGCTGTGGCAAGTTCTTTGCCTACTTCCCACAACTCTCTTTTACCATTCCTATAAATTGCAATTTGTGTATCACTTACAACTTGTCCGTTTCTCCTAAAAACAACTAGACCTTCTGCGGCTTTAGCATTTAAAAAAGCAGGATTATCTACTATTGCTTCTAATTCTTTTGCTTCTACTTTAGTTCTTTGCATTTGTGCTGGTGCTTTTTTTATTTCAGGAAATGATTCTGGTTTTGCTTCAACCATTTTTATAAAATCCGTAAATGCTTTGTTCTTTTCTGCAATGGTTACATGATGCAATGTATTTAAATGTATGCTCTCTATAGGATTTAATATTTTTCTTTCACTACCTTTAAATTTTTTAAATGGATTTTTTACACCTGTTCCAAATTGTGCATTTTTATCTGCAATAGCTTCATCTAAAACCCTATAAAAAGGCACATAGTCTTTGTTGGCTTCCATCATTAAATCAAAAGTTTCTTTATTTATCACTTGTGAATCTAACAAATACTTTACAACTCTGTTTTGATAATCAACTAATTCTTTGAATGTTTCTCCCCATTTTCCTGAAAGCTCTCTTACAACAGACTCACTTGCTGCCCTATCAACACCTGTTTCTTTACCTTGATTTGCCTTTTCAAGTGATCTCCTTGCAACAACGTATGCTGTTAACTCCTTGAAATCTTTAGGCTTTTTTGCTTTCTCTAATATTTTTAAAAGACCTTTACCATTATTTTTAAGTGACGCAAAATCTAATGTACCAAATTCTAAAAAGTGCATACCTCTACCAATCATTCCAGGTTGTATACGCATTGTTTCGTATGGTGTGTTTCCGTTAAATTTACCACCTTCTTTTTCATAGGTTTTTACTGCCTTAAGTATTGGATGCAATTTGTCTAAAAACATAGTTGCAAATGAAGCTCTTACATCTTGTATTTTATTTTTAGGTGCAGGTATCTCAAACTCAATCCTACCTAAAATATTATTTACTGCATCAGAACCACCTAACTCTTTATTTTTTTCAGTTATTTCTTTTAAAGCAGTATCTATTAATTCACCTGTTGGTTTGTTAATTTGCTCCATTGTCAATGGATCTGTTAAATCTGTTTTTGCTTCTTCAGGCAATAGTTCTTTTGCGTTTGGTTCGGTTGCTTCTTTAAATTCTTGAGTTTTTTCACTGGGTTTAGTTTTATCACGAAACTCTGTAAGATTTTCGCTTACAACATCTTCCAATTTTTTTGTGTCAGTTAATATTTCTTCTATTACTTCTGGTGCTTTTTTGTCTGTTTCAGCAACTCTTTTATAAATCATTTTTGTTGCTTTAGGTGCTGCTTCTATAATACCAAATGTTTTTAAAACTAGAGCTGTATTAATCAATTCATTTTTAGTAGGTAGCTCACCTTCTAAAACTGTACCCATTCCTATAAAAGCTGCGTATTGTGTTGCATATTTACTGATTATACTTTTTGCCCCAATCATACCAGGTGCAGCCATTGCAGTACCTAATGTAAGACCACTTTTAACACCTGCTTTCATTCCTTCATCTATATAGAGTTTCCACCATTCTTGAAATGTGTCTACTTTTCCATCTTGTAAAGCAGCTATATATGTAGTTTTTATACTATCGTTTACAAAACCTGCTGAGAAGCCTGAAGCAAATTGACTTTTACCAGTTAAAGCCCCACCTGCCAATGCAGCAGGTATATAAATAGGTAAATCAGAACCAATGTTAGAAATACTTTCCCACCATCTTTCTAAATGACCAGTATCATCTGATTCTTCTGCTAGAACTTTTTGTGCGTCAATTCCTAATTGACCATTACTGTGAAACTGTGTTGCAAGATTTATTGTAGATTTTCCTATACCCCTATCCCAATACTCACCCCACTCAGCTTTTTCTCCAACTGACCATTCTTTTACTCCGTCTACAATCTCACTCCAATATTTTTTTATTGGACCCATTACAGACTCATCAGACTCAGCGTCTTTTATACCAAAATTATTTTGTATTTCTTTTTCTTCAAAACCAGCGTCTTTCATTAAGATAGCATCTAACTGTTGTTTTTTTCTTATTTCATCATCATTAAATCCTGCATCTTCCATTAATAATGAATCTATTGAAAGATTACTCATTGTGGTGATCGCCTTTTTAACCACTCATCATATAATGGACTTGTGGACCATCTTATGTAAGCATCACTTTTTTTATAATCATCTAATGTTTGCCCAGATTGCCTTTGTGGTGGTGCAATAGCTGTATTATCTAATTTTGAGACACCTTCTATTTTTAATTTATTTTTAAAATTATCAAGTAATTCATCTTTACTTGGAACAAAAGACGATTTGTCTTGAAAAATAAAATCAGGATGTCTTGGATTTACCATATCTCTAGCTTTTTTATCACCAATTAAACCTTGCTCAAATCTTGTTCTCATATCAACTGTAAATCTATAATATCTATCATCACCATTTACATCAAAATCAGAAAATAATTTTAAAGCCTTAATTGTTTCTTTTTGTGAGCTAATAAACGTATCAAATTCTTTCATATTACGAACATATGATGTATTTAATTTATTTTCTAAATCAGTTTTTAATCTAAAAAAATCAGGTTCATTTATTCCATTACCAACTCTTTGCAAAACACTTTTTGCTTCAGTCTCTCCTTTGAGTTTAAATGGTGTATTTATATCTGGTATCTCTCCTTTAAATACCTTGCTTTGAATTTCTGGGAATTTTCTTATGTCACTTTCATTTTTGTAATTACCAGCAGTTTTGTTTCTAACTATGTTACTTAAATCTAAAGCTATCTTTTGCCCATTACCACCTTGCCATGCAAGATTATTTATCTCTGCAATAGATATTTCGCCTTTAAGAGCTTTTGGTAAAATATCTTGAAATAAACTATCATTATCTTCCTTTTCTTTAGTGTTTTTTTGCTGTTGTTTAAACTTAATATCGCTTCTAACATTTTCTTTTGCAGCTTTTGCGTTTGCAATTACTGTCAATTTATCTTTATTGTCCATATTATCATAAAGTAATTTTGCATTTTCATTATAACTAAAATCACCTTTTGACGCTTTGTTTAGATTTGCCAATAATTCTGCTTCTGACACTTGTGAGGTGTCACCATCACCATCATCAACTATAGGAATTATTGCTGAACCAACTACAGTAGCTATGTTACTTTTCCTTATTTCATCTTTTTTTGTTTTTAATTTTGCAATCCTTGTTTCTTTTTGACCCTCAGACTCATAAAGATTGCTTTTTTCAACCCTTCTTATTAATTCATCAACTTTTGAAATAGTTGTTGCACCTCTTGTTAAAGCACCAATAGTTTTTATCTCAACATTTGATGCAAATTTTTTATTATCATAATCTAGCTTTAAACCTTTAAGTTGACCTTCTTTTATAATATCTGCTGAGTCAGTTAACAACTTTGCATGTTCAGGATCATTTTTATTTAAAGTCGCTAACTTGTTTATATTAAAATCCAAAGACCGATTTGCTGCGTTTGACCTAACAACCTGACCACGATTAAATGTGAATTGCTTACCTTTTGTTAATTTAGTTCTAAATAAATCAGTTAGTTTACTTTTTACAACTTGTTTTTGTTTGTTAGTAATATTGTACTTATCAACAGCCTTTATTGTTGGTGTTATTATTTTTTTGTTGAAATTATTTTCAAATGTTTGTGTATCTGTTTCTGTACTATTAAGGATAGTATCATCAGCACTTGTTGAAAACTTTAAATATTCTTCATTAAATATTCTATCTGTTTCAGCAGCTTTTTCTGCTTCTCCAAACTTAATAGCAATGTCACCAGCTGTTTGTGCAAATTGTGCAGTAGCTTGACCTACGGCAGTAAACGCACCAAACCCTGCTCTTGGAGACAACTGACCTGCTGTTTTACCTACTTGTTCTCCTAATCCTTTATTATATAATGGTATTTTCATTTAATCACCTACGCTAATAATGAAGCTGTTTTAGACCCACTAGACAATAACGTTGTGTACGCTTGTGTTTTGTAGGCTTGTTTTCTTGCATTACCCTCTGCTCTTGCTAATCCTGCTTCGGCAGTCTTTGCAAATTGTTCTATCTTACTTGCTTGCTGTATATTTATTGCATCAAGTTCTGTGTTAAAATAAGCATCAGCCAAAGCCTGTAATGGACTTCCAGACATTTGTATACCTGACTTAGCCGTAGCTACTCTTTGCATACTAATTAATCTATCTGATTGTTTTCTTAACGCACCTTGTTCTTGTGTTTTTTTACGCTGCAGTAAGATAGCTTCATTTTCAGCAACTTTAGCGTTATACTCACCAACTTGCTCTGCAGCTTTTGCAGAAGCCATATTACCCTTATATCCGATTACTCCTGATAACGCTGCTGTTCCTGCTGCTATTGCTACTGCTGTTGCTACCATTACGCTACCCTCGCAAAACGATAATAGTCCGAACCATCAGGACCATACTTCTTCATTAAACCTTCATTCACAAACCCTAACCATTCTACATATCTAACTGCTTGCTTGTCATTTGTATGAACACTTGCTTGTATGCGTTGCAACTTTGCATCTTCTTGAACATGATCTAACAATATACTGGAGTATTTAGCTGCTGCAAAAGGCTTTTCATAAGCCATGCTTGACATAATAAACCATGCTTCACCTACATTTTCCCACAATCCATATACACCACCAATCATAAAAACCTTACTTTCTTGCAATGCTGTGTATGCACTAATGCAACTTTCTTTCATCATAACTGCTTTCGAGCTTTCTGGAAAATGAAAATTTGTCTCTATCATTTCTAAGTCTTCTTTTTCAAACTTTTTAATCTTAAGCATCAAATGTATTAGACCTTCTCATAATAGCTAATATTGTCATTGGCAATGGTTGTGTTTGCCTTATAACAATCTTCGCATCATTGTCATACCCTGATGGAAAAGATATTTCCTTATCTCCATTAAATAATGGTACAGCTTCATCCATGTTCATACTACTATCTCTAAACGGCAATCTGTCTAAGTTATTTGTATCTGGTCCTAACTCTGCACCAACTGTCTGAAAGAATCTAGCTGTAACACCATGTATTCTTTTTATTTTTCCTTGTGCAATACCATCTTCTGCACCTGCTTCCATACGCAATGTTTCCAGTGATGATGTGTAACCATAACCAACATGTACCTTAGATGAGCTTCTATCTAATGTGATTGCACCACCACTAACTGTTTTATTAGCATGTGCAGACCCATCTGCTAAAATGGTTACTGACACACCCTCAAGATGATTTAAGCCTGTAATAGACGTTGTAGCACTCCCACTGTATGTTAATCCACTATCTACAAAGAAAGCATCTGTTACATCATCATTGAAATATGTAGACTTTAAAAACACAATATGTCTTACAGTAGCACTGTTAACAGTTCTTTTTACACTAAGATAAACTTGGTCTTCTGCACCACTAGGTATAGCTGTTACACTTTCTACAATACCACTGCCACCTAAACTATGCTCATGCCAACCTACTGTTGCGTTTGCTCTGTCATAAGTTAATCCAATAAGTCTACCATCATTATGAACAAACCATATTAATAGTTCAGGTTCCTGTTGCCAAACCATATCATTTAAACCACCTCTAGCTAAATGATCGGCTAACACAGTTAAGTCAACACCTAACAATCCATCTGTATCTAAATCGAAAGTTATCTCTTTTACTTTTTCTCCACCTTTTTGTATTAATATTGTACTGTTACCAGCTCTTAATGGTTTGACACTACCTGTGCCAAACGTAGTCTCTCTAAGCACATTAACATTTGTGGGTGTTACTGGCTCTGATCCTGCACCACCTGATAATGTAAACTCAGCACTTGTAGTCAATAACTGCAAAAATCTAGCTGGTAATAAATGTTTTATGACGTTTACTTGGTCTGACGCTATCGTAACATTTATAGCTGAATCATCTGCTATTCCAGGTGTATGATTCTCAAAATCAGCAGACACGCTACCAAAGATAGTTTGTGGCTGATCTGTAGTTGCTGCAAAATACAATCGTTCTTCATAAAAACCTATAGCTCTTGGAAACCCAGTAGTTGTACTAAAACTTCCTAATGACCATTTTGCAGTAGCATTACTAGACCCTACAACTTGTGCTGGTAATACTGATACTCCACCATCATCTTCTTTAACTGTAGCTGTCACTGTTGTAGCATTTGTATATCCAGTAATTTTTACATACCCAGTATCATCATGCCTATACTGCCAATCTAAGTTGCCATATGACTCCGTGCCTGAAGTATGCACTGGTGGTGTAGTTCCTGATGTTTGCGTGGAACCTTTAACATTTTTATAAACATGACCATTAAATCTAACAAAAACATTATTGGCATAGCTTGTACTTGCTGCCCACTCATCATAGGTTATCTCTAATACTTCACGAAACCTAATCAACCTGCCTACATCTGTACTTGCAAACAAATTAGCACTTGCTGTTATAGTTACAGAACCATTATCTGCTGACGCATATAAAGTTGTAGCAGTAATATTTTCATCTAAATAAGGACCATCAGTAAAATCAATATCTGTTAATGTCCATGCTGTATGACTTGTTCTAGTCAATTTTGCAGGTTCATGGCTGTTATGTGCAAGAAATAAAACATCTGCTGATTGTGCAAAATTAATTGTAGCTAACTGTGCTGCCGTATATGGCGTTGTTACTTCTATTATTTTACCAGAAGTACCAGCACTACCATATGTAGTAAATGCAGAACTATTAACACCACTTAACTGAAATGTATTAGTTGTTTTACCTGCAACTGTAAACTCTCTATTATTAACTTCTGTCATGCCTACAACGCTAGTAATAAACACTCTATCGCCATTGTTTAGACCATGTGAATTAGATGTTACAACTGCTGGGTTAGCTTTTGTTATAGCACTTATAGCTGTAGTCGTTGCTGTAACTAATCCACCATCCTTATATATTCTGACATAAAGATTACCAAACTCTAATACATAGGCTTGTGTATCACTAAACTCAAAGTTAATTAACCTAACCTGACCACCATCTTTTGTGGTTCCTGCGTAATATGTTCCTGGTCTTCTTGTCACTCCACCTTGAGGAAAGACAATCATATTGTTTAAATCTTTTACAGCTTCATTATATTTTTGTAAGTCTATTCTTCCTTCAAGCCTAGGAGATATTTCACCTGCTCTGAAGTTGGTGATAATAGACGATACTCTAGCCATATTAGAACCTTGCGTTAGTGTAAGTATCTGCCTGTAATTGTTCTGGATAACCTTCTAGTGCATCCATACTTCTAGCTTCACCTAACCTTGCTTGATATAAAGAATACATAGATTGAGCTAAAGCATTACTACCTGTAATGGCATAAGCTGTCTCTGAAGCAAGTTTGTGTGCAATAGTGCTACTCAACAGCGGATCAAACTGCTCTGTGTCTGTTACTCTGCTTATATAAATAATAGAACAAGTACCTTCATTCGATAAAACTTTTCTACCCTCTATCTTAAACATAACATTGCTGTCATATGCAGCGACATCATTATTTACGTTAGAGTTCCAAAAAGAAACAACTCTTAAACAATAAGGGTCTGTTGGTAATGTGAATTGGCTTGAAAATCCAAATGCAGGTGCATCACTGTCTTTTGCTAACTCTGCCCTTGTTATAGCTACGTTCCAAGTATGTGCTCTGAGAACGGCATCTCTTACTGTTTCAAATCTTCTGTTACAAAGTCGTGCTTCTTTAGAGTTTTCCGTTAATGCAGTAATAGTTGCTGCACCAAGTAAATCCATAGCTTCGTTACAAATATCTACAACTGACGGCATCCCAAACTCCTAGAAATAGGAAGCAGCATTAACTGCTCCCCATGTTTTGTTAGTTTACAACGTAGTCAATGATGAAAGACATGCTTCCAGCAGTACCACCTGTTGCGTTAAATGTAACAGCAACGTAGTAGAATCCACCTGGATCTACACTAGCACCAGCCATTTCAAAGACTTTTAAACCATTTGTTGTAATGTCTGCTGCTTCAAAGCGAACATCTGCCATTGCACCAGCATCAGCAACTGATGTAGCGAAATAATCCTCGTCTACAACTGTTCCAGATGTTTGATACAAACCAACATTAAAAGTACAACTTCCACCGAAAGTATCTGTAGCAATTTTAATTGATGGAATAGATGCGTTACTTGGAATCTGTGCAAGCATGACAATATCATTGTCAGTACTGTCACCAGCAACCAATTCTAATGTTCCCTGTGCAACACGCTTCACGCCATGGTACAAAGATGCAGGGTTAATTACAGGAGGACTAGCTTCAAAGTTAGCTACCAGATCTGAATTTTTAGTAGTCATAATCTATCTCCCTTACGCTGATTCATCACAATCGATTTGCACAATCTTAGATTCTTCCATGCGTGTAGCTCCAACACTCATGCAATAATAAACTTGAGTAGCATAACCTTTGTCTGCTCTCTCGTCTATTCTTGCTGATACGTCTTTGCCTATGCCTAGAGCAATCCCATCCTCTGCCCATGCGAAACATGAACGGATGTTTGATGCAAGCGATAGTCTGTTTGTTACAATAAACTTGAAACCCATGAATGTATCTACATCACCCTGGACAAGAGCCTTGACTGTATTAAAGTCAGAACTTGTTACTGATGTTGTATTTAATAGAGCTTCAATCTGATTAGGACCAACTGCAATATATCTTGGTATTGATGGGTCAACATCAGCTAAATCTAATATTTTTTTAGCTTGAATTAACTTAGCAACAGACATATCTGCACTACCATTTGCAATCTGATTGCCAGATGAAAAAGCAGTAGTGGTTGAACCTGTTTCGCCTGTAAAAGCATTTCCAAGTGCAGCAGAAATAATAACATCATCCATTGCTCTACCCATTGCAGCAGCAGCAGCCATTGCATAAGAAGATGTTGGATCAATTAACATTCTGACTTTATCTTGGTCATCAATTAAATCGGCATATTCATAGTCAGCTAAACTCACTCTACGCCTTGCGTGAGGTGTGTCTATCTGTGGAGTGTCGGCATGACGACTGCTACGCAACTGAGCTGTAGCAACACCTACCTGATCGAAAAAAGCATTTTTCCCTGTAATATTCTCCACACGGACTGTGTCTCTCAGACGGCTTCCCATCTGTTGAGACAGCATCTGTACGTTAGCAGAATACTGTTGGACAAATGCTGTAGTTACTGATGTTGACATTTAAGTCTCCTAAGTAAAAGTTACATTTGATTTATTTACAGTGTGCTACCCTTTACGGACACTCCTAGAATTTTTAGCCGACTTTAGGCTATCGTCTATCCGATTGTCTTGAGGACTTGTTGCCAAGCTACCCTGCATAACCCATTCGTAATATATATCAGCAAGTTTGTTTGGATGCAACAAATCTCTTTGTGTACCAAACTCAACTGCAAGCCGTAAACATTCCAAACGAATTTCTTGGTCAGGCGTTATTTCATTATCCATGAATAAATCCCATCAATTCTTGCATACGTTCAACAGCACGCTGTCTTCCTATAGGATCTTTCCTGTTCCAATAGGCGTGTGTTTTATCCGTCATTATAGCATCAACTTCTTGTTGTGCCATTTGTGGAGTGTAAGCTCTGTTAGTAGCATTATCAGATACAGTATCTTCGCTTGTTACAGTAGATTTAAAATCGCCCATAGCAGCAAAAGCCTTTATAAAAGTTGGGTGATTACCAATCAAAGTTCCATCTTCTAGCTTCATTTGTAATAACTCAGGACCTGCAAACTGATCTACAATCTCTTTTGCAGCCGTTACCTTTTGCTCAAATGCTTGACCCCATTCTTTTTGTAACTCTGCTGTAGTCTGTTCTGCCTGTTGTTCGGCTTGCTCTGCTAATCCTTCGCTTGTTTGTTGCACTGTACTCTTATAATAATCTAATACACCTTGTGCTTGTTGTGGCGTAAGTCTTAAATTATGTGCAATATCTGCGTATTGTGCAGCGACTTCTTCAGTTATTACATTTCCATCAACAGGTAATTCATAACCTTGTGGTGTTTCTGGTCTACCTAATTTACTATAAATGTTATCTAAATCTTCTTCTGTAGGATTTTTTGGCAACGGAACCTTGTCGCTACCTATTAATCTCTGTGCATTTACATAACTTCTAGCTAAATTACCAACATCTTTTATTGGCGATAAACTAGGGTGCTCTCTTAATTCTTCTGGTATCATTTCCATGAAACTGTTACCAGACCCACCTTGTGCAACTTCAGATGGAGTCTCCATAACTGTAGTTTGTACTGGTTCGGCTACCTGTTCAGCAACTTGCTCTGACATATTTACTCCTCTTTCATCATGTTATATATGTGTAGTATGACTGCTCTTTTGCCTTCTTCAAAGGCTGTAGCATTAGCATCTCCAGCTACATAACTTGAAGCACGCCAATTACAACGTATCTCCAAATCATTTAACACCTTTTTACCAGCGTTATCCTCAAACGTATCTTTATACATTACCTTGAGTTGTGCTATTTGCTCACTCATTCGCACCCACCATTCTTACTGCTTGAGCAGCTTGACCAACAGTAGCAACGTCTTCTTGCTCCATTTGTCTTTCCATCTGCTCTTGTTGCATCATTGCTCTTTGTTCTCTTTCCTCATCAACCACTGACTGTGGCTTTAAGACTTTCTTTGGAACACCTAAAGCATCAGTTAAATAAGTAACCAATCCATCAGGATCTATATGATCTCCTACTGGCAGTTGCTGTGACAATGGCATCAATATTTCTAAGGCTCTCATCACACCATTAACAGAACTAGACTTTTGTGCTCTTGCAAGTGGTGATACATATTCAATATCAACATCTACGCCTTGTAAAACCTCTGGTGGTGTAGCAAGCATATCAGCACGCAACATCAAAGCAAACGCCCTATCAATCAATGGTCTTAGCATTTCATTCATTAATCGACCAAGAACAGGACCTATAACTCTCATTCTTTCTTCTTGTCTCTGTATTACTTCTGTTGCTGTCATATTAGGCGTACTACCACTAAGTAGTTGGTCAACGAAGAAAGCAGAACGTATTGCTTGTCTTCGCTGTTCTTCCATGTTTAATCCAATAGGTATGTTTGCACCAGTTTGTAATGGTGTTATCGTATCTCTTGAGCCTGATCTGTAAAAGTTAAGACCTCCAGGCTGGGTTCTAATGGGGAGTAGGAACCCATCATCAGGTACTAATAGTGGAGGATCTATCA